AGGAAGGTTGCGAAGTGCCTCGCGGTATGTTGACCAATCGGCACGAGCCGTTGAGAACGCTGCAAAACTAGCAGCGTCCTCTATTTTACGAAGCATATCCACGTCACTTATGGCTAACTTCAGGTCGCGGGTTGCCCGCATGTTTTTAATAAGGAGATCACGATCTACAGACATTAGGTTTCTCCATTGTATTTCATGTTCGGATTTTCGGAACAGTAGGTGAACGGGAAGCTGCGCTCAGTCCCGTCTGCGCCAATACCCCAGATGATACGAAGACCCCCTGGTGCGCCGTTTCCACCGCCAGAGCTTGTGCCTGATCCTCCACCGCCGCCGCCGTGCAAGCCACCAACTCGGTGTCTCTGCCCGTTGCCGTTTTCTGCACCGCCCGTAAATTGGTTTTCGCCATACGCGCCTCGCGTACCGCCCGAACCGCCGCCACCACCGCCGTAGAAGCAAGGAGAGCCAAAGTTGTACGAACTCCAATCGCCTTGGTTGGCTGCGTTTCCGCAGCCAGCATGGGGGTTAGTACGAGGGACGGCTGTATTGCCAGCACGATCCCCTCTCGCGCCTTGTCCATCTAGGCCAACGCCGCCGCCGCCACCCTCGCCATGCGTGGATGAATATTCGTAGCCCGACCCACCGCCGCCGTACCAGCCGTTTTGACTGTGGCCGTGGTTTCCAACATCCCCTTGATACCCTGGTGCGCCCTGACCTTCACGGTTTCCAGAAGTATAGTGGCCCGCTCCGCCACCATACCACCAAGTATTGCCATCGCCATCGGCTACGCCAGAGCCTTCGGAAGTTTTAAACCCGAAACCGCCACCATCACGACTGTCGTTTGCACCGTATCCGTTGCCTTTATTCCAATAAGTAAGGCCACTCATAGTTTTGCCAGCACCAATGCCTTGCGAATAACCATTGGGACTTGAGTTTTGGTATCCAGTATAACCGCCGCCTTGAGCGAAGATAATAAAATCTGTATTGGCACCACCAGAATGTCGCTTCAGCCAAGTGCCTCCCGCGCCATAACTGCCAGCACTACTTTCACTTTCTCTTCCAAGACCAAAGCACCATTGCATAATTTCGCCAGGAACTACTGTAATTCCGTTCATCCAAGCTAGACCGCCGCTTCCGCCGCCATCTTGCGCCCAAGTGTACGCACCGCCAGAACCAGCCCCAACACAGACAACCGCGATTTTTGTAACGCCAGCGGGGACTTCCCAATATCCAGAGATATATCCGTAGTTACTGCCCGTAGCAAAATCATTGTCACCAGCATAAATGCCCATAATTCCGTTTTTCCAATACGGACGCGTATCGTCGTAATAAGATTGGTTCACTGACCAATTTTGTAAACCATGACAACCATACCCATCACCTTCTTGGTAAGGCGATGTGTCTTCTTTTGCGTTCCATGTCCGTTTGAGTGCGCCAGAACTTTTGAGAGGGTTAAACCATTCGTCTTCCTGGCCAAGACTTAATTGTAGCGTGCTTCTTCGGTCGTCCTTAATATTCGCTGGGCCAAAGTAACGCGCACCATATGCGTCGCCGTATGCTATGCTGCCAGTGAAGTCCTGAGAAATTGTGCCGTATTCGCCAAGGTCTGCTGTTACCGTAAAGGTGTGAACAGTAGAGGCAGCTGTGATGTCGCCAACGGAAGCAAGGTAAACGCGGCCCGTTGCAGTATCAATAATAGGATTGACACCCGAATTAAAGCCACTGACGTTAGACAAGCTGTAAGTCGCGCCTGAGTAAGTAGTAGTTGGACCCGCTACGATTGTAGTTTCCGTGGGCGTGTTGCGAATAAAACGATTTGGAAGGGTGGTACTAGACCAAACAGGAGTAGTGCCAGAAGGTAGAACCTTCAGAACATATGTTATCTCAACTTGCTCGTCTGGGGAGCCTTCGAGGTATGTACCTTTTAGCTTAAAAGTGTTTGTCCCCACAGCAGAAGGTGTGCCGTGGATACGCATGTAGCCTATATCTGTGTCGGCCCCATCATTGTTTTCTTGGAAAGAGATACCAGGAGGAAAGGCAGTATCACCATTCGTAAACTCGTAGGAGAAAGTACCATCCCGACTTTCAAATGCGTTGTCTATGTAGAAATACGCTTCCTGTGTAGGGATAGGGTCGCCAGCATCAATGACTACTGTGACCGTGCTGTTGTTAGCTATAAAGCCATTGTGGTTGGCGTTATTGGTAGCCTCATCACCCCTGGCAATTTTTATAGGAGTGTATGAACCAGAAGAGGCGGAACCTGACGCAGCCGCCCCAGAGCCACCACCAAAGGTGTACTCTGAGCCGTTAATCTTTTTGGGTCTACGGATACGTGCCATGTTTGCTTATTCCTCGATGCCGTGAACGCGAACCACAACTTGATCCTCGTCCGTAGTTACAATTACTTGCTCGCCTTCAGAGGCCATCACGGCTGTGCGCTCAAGTATTTCACCACTGGCAATTTCAGAAGTTTCATACTTGTCCACGAGAGGCAGTGCATAGAAACGCTTTTCGCGCATGAAGGCGTTGCCGTCGAAGGTCAGATCATAGCGCCGATCCGCATCGCCGTTGTCAGCGTTGTAGATATTGACGGTTGCAAGGGCTGTTTCTGTGTCGTGAGGTGCAACAGTATCTTCGTTTACGATTGAAATCGCGTAGCCCATATCGGTGTGGTTCGGGCAGTAGAAGTACAGTGTGTCAGGAGCCGATGAAGGGACTTCCCACTCGATGATGCGGGCTTGGCCGTTGTAGGTCGCATGGCCGCTAACCCAGTCAGCATTGGTTGTGGAAGTTACTGCGAACGGAGCTGTAGCAGTAGGGTTGCCCATCATGAAGGTCATGCCTGTAGAGTAAGGCGTGCCGTTTGAATGTGGCCCACCGCGCACTTCAGAGAACTGTAGTGGATGGCCGTTGTTACCAGCGGCAAGCTGATGCAAGCGATACGTACGACCGCGCACGAAGGTAAGCTCTGTTACGTTAGTGGAAAGGTCGTCGTTCACGAACTTGTTCTGGCTGTCGATGCTGGCGACCGAGATGCCGATTGGCTGGGCCGCGTAGCTCTTAGCTGAAGTCCAAGTCACGCCAAGATCCGAGGAGCTTTGCTTCTCGCCTGTCGATGTAACAATAACGAAGTTCGAACCTTCTGCGCGAATATCAACCACGTTGTCGTATGTGACGCCCGCTGGGAAGTCGAATACGCTGTAGCCAGTAGTCGGGAACGGAGCTGCTGCTGTGTACGCAGCGTACGCAACCTTGTTTCCTGAGTAAGCAATGTAAAGGTTGCCCTCGCCTACGGTGGAGCCTTCGATAGCTGCCGCACCAATCATGTATCCTGAGATACCTGTAGGTGGTGACATGGTGTTGGACTGGAACTCGGCCTGAGTTTCTGGCGTGTCGTCGTTGGACATGTAGTTAAAGCCAGTAGTTGTGCCGATGATGAAGCGCTCTTCAGCAGTTTTGACGCCAGCAATCTTACTGATAGCACCCAAACCCCAAGTAAAGGCAGAGCCGTAGGTCGCACCAGTCGCACGGTAATCCGCAATCGAGTTCACAACTGAGCCTGCGCCGCCAGGAACGCCCTGTACGTAAGTAAGAGCAAAGGCCGCGTCTTGGTTTGTGGCCCAAAGAATGTTGTCTGTGGCGGTTTGACCGTAGTTTGACGCCGCTGTAGTAGCAGCCCCGCCTGAGAAGTAGTTGTCGAATGTATATACGCCACCGTCAGGAGCGGAACGTACATAAAGCTCGCCGCCATTGTAGAATGGAAGCGGGTTGCCAACTGCTGATGGGTTGCTGACTAAGAAGAAATTGCCGTCAGCATTTGCTGTCTGCAAAGTTTCAATCTTCTTAGAAGCGATGGGGCTGGACGCTGTGTTAGCAGCGACTGGCTCAACAGGCGTGGTCTTGAGCGCGGTCATCATCTTAGATGTGCTCTTACCAATCAAGTCGAGGGTGTTGTCTGTGTCAGCAGAAACCCATGCTTTGTTGTAGTTTAGAGGCGCGAGGTAGTTTTCGAAGTCCCGCGTCTGGTAGGTTTTGTCCGATACGTACACGTTCACAGTGGCAGCGTTGCCACCGTTGTTCAGTACGTTGATGTTAAAGGTCGAAGTTCGTGAAGCGGGTACAGTGTAAACTACTTCCGTATCGCGAGCATTTACGACCTTTTTTCCTAATAGTCCGTTTGCCATGGTTGTCCTCGTTTACGATTGTGACAGGAAAAAGACCTTAGACGGTGACATCGCGTAAGCGTTCAACGCTGACTGGATGCTTGTCTGTAGGCCGTTAAGAGCGTTCTGCTCGGTTGCCGATGCTGCCTGCACGGCGCTTACTTGCGTGGAGCCTTCAGATTGTACGTCAACAATCTCCTGATCACCCGCTGTTTGGACGCGCGATAGTTGCGTATCCCCTTCTGACGACACTGCCGAAAGGTTGGCGTTGCCGTTAAAGATCTCGATCATACGCGCCAAGTACACCAAGTCGGCGTTGGGCGTTGATGCTGTTAATGTGGTCAAGCGCTGGGCAAGTTCGTCTGCGAGAGCCTGCTGGTTTGATACCGAAATGTTTGGCATTAGAGAGAACTCCCGTTGAATAGCTCACCGTGCAGTTGGGCCAGTAAGATGCCCTGCTGGATCACGGTTGGTGTGGTTTGGTACGCTTGGTTCGCATAAGTTTGAGAGAGGTCTCGCGCACTCTGCGCGTCGTCTCTGGCTGCCTCAGATGCTGACTGAGCAAGTGCCGTGGCAGTTTCAGAAGCAAGGGCTTCCTGCGCACTCTGCTCTGCATCAGCCCGCTTCACTTCCATGTCGGAAAGAGCAGTGGCTTTGAAGTTAGCTAAGTCAGTGAATAGCTGCGTAAAAGATGCAACCTCTTGGAAATCCCCGTCCGTACCAATACGAAGCTCCAAGGTCTGTGTGTCATTCTCGTTTGTGTAACGAAACTCAAACGCGTCGATGTCACCAGTCGCGTCATCGAACAACTTGCCCATCAGAGTAGCAAGCGGTAGGCCGCCCTTCTCTGCATCCTCAAGATAAGTATCAAGAAGCGTAATGCCCGTGTTCTGCGAGCGGAAGTTTAGCTGTTCTGAAGGGACGCGTGTGCGTGCCATTAGCTTTCCTCGTCCATCTGTTTCGCGATACTGGCCAATTTCGCTGCGCGGCTTGATGACATTTCAAGCAGTTCTTCAGTGTTCGACATCCGACCCGCTACATTACCCATATCGCGCTGTAGGCTTTCTCTAGTTGCCAATATTGCAACACGAAGGGCCGCTATGTCGTCCTTAATAGGTTTTAATTCTTCGTGGATACGAGCGTCGATGTACTCGCGAGTTACCGCGTCCACCTGTGATGCCCAGTGCTTGCTGTTTACAGGGTTCGTCATTGCTTCGGAGCCTCTTTCATTGGTACTAGGTTGCCCTTCTCAACTTGACGCTCGATGTCTTCTTGGGACTTTACGTTCGCGCCGCGAGCTTTCTCCATCATCAGCATCTGTTGTGACGGGGTTGGGCCTTGAGCCTGCTGCTCCTTGTTGATCTTGAACTGGTCAAGGTCAGAGACGCCCATGGAGCGGATTGCTTCCTCGACGATCTTGCCGCTGTTGTACTCCATGGCCATGCCCGTCTCGTTAAGAGTGCGGAGCATCGTGATCCATGTCTCAGCGTTGCGAGTTGGCTCCAAGGGAAGCGTACCGTCTACGACGAGGTACTCAATGTCGCCCTGGATGTCTTGAAGTTTGAAGTCGAGGTATCCGTCCTTCACCATGTCGGCCACATTCCCCGCACTATCACTGTCAGATATGCGGATGGAGCTTTCGGGAGCGAAGAAGTCCTGTACGTTGGCAACCATCATGCGAACCATAGGACGCACAGAGGTGGCCGAAATCGTACGAGCGAGTACGCCGAGGCGTTGTGAGCCTAATTGGGTAAGACGTTGGATCTCTGTGGCTGTACGAATGCCGTCTGCCGTAGGCATACCCTGCTGCGCATCAGATGCAGCAGATACACGCTGCTTCAGACCCGACATCGCCTCAATATCGTTCCAATGACCCCTAGTTACGTCAGGGATCTGGCTAATAAAGACGCCCTCACCTGGCTTTACCCCAGGTAAAGTACGCACAATGCCGTGTGGATTGCGGTCAATTAGGTCTCCAATCGCAATTTGCGTGGGATCTACGAACATTAAGTTGGTCAAAGCGGCCTGTACGTTGTCGATACGTGACCTAAGAAGCCATGTCGCTACGTCGTGCAGAGGAAGAAGTAGATCATACAACGACTGCGAGTACGTTTTGTGTGCGTCGTGGTACAGACCGCCTATCACGACAGGGAACTGCCTGCCGTATGGGTTGAGTTGGCAACGGATAACCACGTTCTCGTCGAGAATTGTGATGCACATCCATAACTGTTCGATCTGAGGTACGCCGATTTCGTACCCAGCAAGGCGAACCCACATCTCATCAACTACACGACTGTCTCCGAGGGCGAAGAATGTACCCCCACTCTCACGACGGTTGCGCTCGGCAGGGTCAATGCTTAGTCCTCGTCCCGCTTCTTTATGCCATCTATGTCCGTCCCACCCACCACTAGGAGGTGTGAGGCGGTTTCTGAGGGATGGGTACTGCTTGAGCTTGGGGTACATGCCTGTTTGCATGAGTGCGTCATAAGAAGAGAAGTCAGAAAAGATGATGTACTGCATCCGCTCCCAATCTCCCCACTGGACACGGGGGTCGTGGAAAACGCGGCGCGGGTCGAAGTTGGTGATTTGGTTTGTTCGCGAGGAAGCATCCCACGTAACTTTCGTGGGTGCGTATCCGTACCGAATGCTGTCAAGAAGATGTTGGGCAAGGCGAGCCTCTCCTGCTGTTCTGCGCATCTGCTGATGAAGTAGGCGCTCAATAATCTGAGACCCCTTCCGAGACTTGCGGTTCAAGCCCTCCAACTGAAACATAGGGTTTCGGCCCGTAAGAGCCGACATCAGGTACGTAAGCACAGTATCTGCAATAGCGCGTGTGTCTGCAATGACCGCCTTCTCACGAAACTGTGTCGCGTGAGGATCTACGTACACATCATGTGCCCGATCCGCCTGCGTCCAGTGGTCGTAACGACGTGAAATGCGGTCGTATGACATCTGCATAGCAGAACGAGCATAATCAACTATGCGTTGTTCCTGTTCATCAGTAAGCATCGAGGAAATATCCTCGTATGCCATGAGAGCATTAGCGTGTTCGGACAAGTCAACGATGATGCCATCGCTCTCAGGTACGAAGTCCGCACGGTAATTTGTGTTAGTCAGTGCCATAAGAAAACATTTACTCCTATAATTGTACCTCAGTCGTCCTTATTCACCCCAGCCACGCCACGCGGAGCTGAGATTGTTTAGGTCGGACTTTTGGTTCCATAAACTGTCGCTCGACTTGGGAAGCGCGAACGATGGAGGTGCGTAATATTCACCCGTTGCTGGGGTGCGGGCGAGAACGTCTAGGCCAATGGTCATGGCGTCTACGATGTCGTCGTGAGTACCAGCAGGAAAGGTTTGCATCTCGTCGTGGAAGGCGTCTAACCACGGCGCAGCGCTGGGGATGAACACACGGCCACCCTCAATTAGAGGCAGTACCGCCGACAGGCGGGAAACTTTGTCGCTGGATATTTTGTACGGGATCACGGATACGCCGCTTTCTCGCTTCAGCTCTTGCAGCAAGGATTGACCGCTGGCCTTGTCCTCGATGTAGATGCCACGCAAGCCACGACCGCGCCACTGGTTGTTAAGCATGATCATGTTGCGCTTGAGGTCAGGGAACTCGTACCGCTCTCGATGAACGTCCACGATGTAGATGTCGCCGTTCGTATCGAGACCCATAGTCATCATGACAGAGTAATCGCTCGTCTGCTTGGCCTTGAACGCAGTGTCGGCTGCAATGATGAGAGAGTTAAACTTCTCTGGCTTCATGTCAGCAGGGTACGTACGCCACCAATGTGAGCGGATCATGTTGCCGCCCTGTATATACGGGGTCTGCTGGTAGAGAGATGCGAACTCTCGCGGGTTTAATCTTTGACGACGCTCCAGATCTTCGAGGGAAAACCGTTCGGGCCACAAGGCTCTCTTCTCAGTCTTGCGTATGTATCGTTTTGCTTTGCCGAGCTTGCTGGCTTCGCCTGGTGCGAGGTACTGAGGGTCGTCGCTTGGTAGATTGGAGCGGGAAATTTTACCAGCGTCTCCTTGAATTGGTCGCTCCTCGACGGCAGGGAAGTTGATATGAAGCCAGCGGCCCTCATGCCAGTCATCAGTTTGCATAAGTCGCCCTGCAAGATCGTCAGGGTGCCATCGGGTGAGGATGATGATTTGCGCGGGGGGAACACCGTCAACGTCTGGTTGGAGACGGGTGCTGAGAGCGGATATATAATAATTCCAGACCTTGTTCCGCTGCGTGGCACTCTCGGCTTCCTCTCTGGACTTTAGTGGATCATCGAAAAGGAGGAGGTTCGCTGCGCGACCAGACGTTGTACCGCCCACACCGATAAAGTACGCGGCTCCGCCGCCAGTTGTACGCCACTGGTCTACGGCTCGGCTGTCCTGAGACATCTCGAAGTCGGGAAACGCTTGGGATGTCAGCGGCTCATTGACCAGATCACGCACTTGACGACCGAAATCGGTGGCCAGTTGGCTGTTGTACGAGGTGGACATCAGGAAACGGTTGGGCTTTCGCGCCATAAAGTAAGCGGGGAATATTACGGAGCCGTATGTGGACTTGCCGTGGCGCGGTGGCATGGTGATTAGTAGGTTTCGTACGGGTACTTCTTCCGTATTCTCCCGCTCGGAGGCCGACTTGCCGTGGTGAGACGTAAGCGTGTTGCGCTCTAGCTTGTCGAGAGCCTCGATCATGTCCAGGTGAAACTGCGGTAGCGTCCAGTCGGGGAACTGTAGGCGTACCCAGCCTAGAAAGCTGTCCTCTGCTGCCTTGAGCTTGAGGAGATGCTTGGCTGCGTCCTGCGCCGAGATGCTCATTCCTCAGTCTCTACGGTTTCAGCGTCTATTATGTTGTTTACGCCCATGGCAATCGCCTCAAGCTGCTCACGAGACATCTTCTCGGGTGCTTCCTGTATGTTGTGCTCGTGTTGCACGAATTGGGCGGTGAGATCAGGTACGACTTTGTTCAACATGGCCGTGAATACCCGCGCTTGGGTGGGGTTCCACTCCTGTTTGCCCATCACTACGTCGTGGGCCTCGTCTATCTGCGCCTCTACTCGGCGGTACAGTCCTGCTCGCATGTTGGCGACTTGAAGTGGCGTTAGCTTATCGCCAGTTTGTATAGCTTTTTTACGTGACATTGATCATTTCCAGACGTTTTCAATTTTGCTCAGATTTCTCGGGGGTCTCGCAATGGCAATTCGCGGCGCGGCGACGGCGGGACGGGGGGTGGCCCCCCTTTCGTACGGTTTTTGGCTCACTATTGTCACATGCGACACGCATTGCGTTGATTTTGCTGTGTTTTCGCTCCCCTCGTAGGGGATTTTGGGGTGTTTTTCGTAACGCGAAAGTTCCCAGTTTCGCTCCTTTCGCGGATGAAAATTAACCATACAGGCACGTTACGCATTTGCGTTACGCACGTCGTCCTGCGTGGGCGCGACCAAAGATAAATCTTTGAGGAACATCAAAGGGTGCCAGCTTCGATTGGAGGATGGCCTGTGCTCGGTCGGTACTGAGCGCAGTCACATGTGTAACGCAAAAGGAGAAATCACATGACAAAAACAGCAGCAAACACACCCGCGAAAGCACCAGCATTTTCAGCCAAAACCGCCGCAGCCGCGTGGGTCGAGGCGCAAGGCGCACCCGCGAAGAAGAAAATCCGCGCAGCCGTAGCCGCCACTGCCAAGGTGTCCTCGCGCAAGCGTTGGGCAGCTCTGCTGAAGGACATCGACGCTGGCGACAAGGTGCGCGTCAAGGCGCGTGCGACTGGCGACTGGTCAGCCGTCAACGCAGCGCGTCCCGTAACGCCTGCGAAGCCGAAGGCCAAAGCGAAAGCCAAAGCGCCCGTAGCAGCCGAAGCGGTCAGCGCGCTTGACGCAGCCATGGCGCTCGCGACCCTCGTGGGTGCAGGCAAAGGCGCTTCCGCCGAAGCTGGCCACCTCATCGCGTTCATCCGTAACGCATAAACGATCCACCCAGAGCACATCAACTGAGCCGCCTCGCGCAAGCGTTGGCGGCTTTTTCGTGCGCTCTGCACGCTTACGAAAGGAACCAAACACAATGGAAGACATCTCATTCGACGCCGCCTGCAAACGCATAGCGATGGAGGCGTCGGATTTCAACGCCGACGACGTTATCGCTCATGCGCTGGGCCTAATCATCCAGTCAGTCGCGAAGAAGTCTCGTGCGTACCCGTCGGAGTACAACGACTTGTACGGGAGCCATGGCGCAGAGGTCTGGGAATGGCAGCAAGTAGCCGTTGGCCAGAACCTGATCAGAGACCCTGCTGCCGAGGAAGAACCTGACGACAAAGCGCGTCGCTTAAAGCGCTGCCTCGAATGGCTCTCAGAAAACATCACCCAAATGGGATCGTGACGCATCGGTGTCGGCCTTCACTTCGAGGGCCGCATCCCATGCGAACAGCATGAAAACCAGCATGAAAAGGAGAAAACACCATGCTCAATATGTCCACACAACAACACCCGCTAACGTCCAAGCACGTTGACGATCCTTGTGACAACTGGTCGCCAATCGGTGCTTACGTACGCAGCATCCGCGAAGCCGTCGAGGCCCGCGAACAGATGCTCGATGAGTTCTGCGACGCCGACGCCGCATATGTGATTGCGTACGCACGCTTTGGTACGTCGTCATGACCCGCGTGCAAGAGGCAGCGCTTCAGCTCGCGTACTTCGTCATCTTCGCAATCGTGCTCATTGAGTGGTTCTGCGGTTGCGGCTCACCCGAAGGCGAATGCGTGGTTCTACACCACGCGTTCCCGTTCATCATCTCAGCATTAGGAGTTTAACACATGACCGAACACGAAATCTTAATCATCCTTCCCGCGCATTGGGAAGCCGCCCTTACTCGTGGCAACGAAGCCGCGTTGGACGACGAAAACATCACCGCGTTCACCGCATGGATCAACCAGTTCCAAAGCAACTACGGCCTCATACTCGCAGCCGATACATTCAGCGATGAAATGCAGTGGGTCGAAGACCACTCAGCTCGTAGGTACGGCATCGAGGCGTGCATGTGCCATCAGTACGTAGTCGTAGTCGAGAACAACATGGAGGACGTAGCATGAAAGAACATATCGCAGAATACACCCTCCAACTCGAAAGCAGAGCGCGCTTTTACATGGGGCGCATTGGCGGCGAAGTGCCCAAGCCGCGTAAGGAAAAGTATTACCTCGCTGCACTCGTAGTCTGCCGCATCATCGGGGATTTCACAGGCGAAGATCGCTGGGATGTCTATGACCGCTTGAAGCAACAGGTGGTCGAGCAAGCAGCATAGCCGTATCGGTGTCGAGCGTTGAGGCGCTCGCATCCCATGCGACTTCCCGCATGACAACCCAAGGAGACAACATGAAAAAGCCAACAAAGCGACAGGTCAATAAGTTCTGCAAAGTGCGGGGCATCCCGCTTCAAATGTTCGGGATGATGATTGCGTCAGGCAAGCTCACACTCGACGACTTTTCGGAAATGGTTCTCGAATTTCACGACCCCGCGAACAAAGAACACCGCGAGGAAATGGAGTTCGAAATGAACGCTAACAGATACTAGGAGGACGCACCATGAAGATCACATGCAGTCGCCAACTGAGCGACTTAGAAACCGAAGACCTAATGCACTCTGCGCGTATCATCGAGGCGTGTGGAGAGGTCAAAGGATGGGCGGGGTTTGGTATGCTTTCGAAGACCTTAACACCCGACACGTGGCACTTCGTAGACCAGAAATACAGGGAGGGGGCCGAATGAAACACGTCACATTAGAAGGCTATTCGTGGAGCGAGATCGCATGGCTTGGCGAAATGATAACCGAGAAGCTGGCCGACATGGGATACGAAGGCGTCGATGGCCTTCACTTTAGCATCGAAGTCGAGTTCGAGGAAGCAGAGGAGGAGGACGAACCATCTATGGAAACGCTGATGTGGCAGGGACGCTTAGAGCGTGAGGAGGAGGACGCATGAAAAAAATTAGAGTGATGATTGACCGTCTCGCATCCCGTTTAGCCGACCGTATCAACCTATACATATACGAAAGGTACGGCGAAGTTCGTTATGAGGAGGACATCAAATGAACGCACCCAAAGCAATCGAATGGGAACTGGAACTGTGCATGTTTGGTATGGGCGAAGAGACGCTTTCACCCACGATGGAGGAAGCAGATAGCTGGGAAGTGTCTTTGTGGCTGCGACTGGAACAGACAGGACAGGTCGAAGTCCTGTACGAACAGGAGTTCAATTCTCAAGCCGCTGCTGAAAATCAGTTTGCGCTGATGGAGGGACTGTTTCCTGATGCTTCGCAAGACACCCAACCAGAACGCTAACGAATGCTTGGAGGGGGACGATCCACCCGAGGGCAAGGAGTAGCATGTAGGCAACCAAGGAGAATAACATGAAGCCTGCATTATTCGTATTCGCTGACAACGGTGGCAGCTCATGCGTGTTCGTACGAAACTGCAACAGCGAGGCAGCGTATGACATGATAGCACGCACAATCACACACGACCTGGCCCCGAGCTTGGAACTGTTTGACGCCACTGAATACACCGCCTTGTTCGTACTAGCGAACAAGAAAGAACCATTCGACATGATCGTGACTGGCGAGTTTGACGAGACCAGCGACGCTTATGAGGATGTCGAGGGTCTGTACGAAATCACCAAGTCGCAGGACGGAAACGCAATCATCGTTGTACCCGTCACGGACGAGGATGGTATTTCCTCAATCTGGGAAATGCGTAGGCGCACAGTCCACTAATCAATCTCTACACGTACGCCCGACCGACTGATCGAAGATCAGTCGAGGAGGTTAGAGCTATAGATTGCAGCATTCCGCTGCGGTCTGTTTTCTGCTGTCCGCAGATTAAACTTGACACATCGTACGTTGTGTCAGATACACTACAACCTGACAACCATGAGGTATCAAATGTCAAATTCAAATCTTAATGTTCAATCAATCCTCGACGATTACAATGCACGCGATGCTCAGAAAATTCTGCGCACGTATATCGTAAATGAAACCCACCGCTTCGAAGACGCGTGGACGTGTATCGTGGAAGTCGCTCTCAAATCGGTGCTTGTGAACGGAGACCATCCGAACTCACGCGCTATGAAAAGCGTCAGCAAGTCACAGATACTTGATCGCATGAACGTGCCGTCACTGGCGATGCTTATAAACTACATGAACCAAATGTCCTATGACGAGGCGCTGCTCCTTTTCGCGAATGAGTTTGTGAACAACGACCCCGATTGTATTACGAACTGGCCGTTCGTGGACGAGATAGAGGACTTGGGTACGATATACGTCTCGCGTCAAGATGGCGCGGAGATCGAGGCCGTCGAAGAAGAAGGTGACGAGGCCGAGGTGGCGGGTGCGTACGATGTGACACCCGACATCGCTGCTGCTGCTAACGTGTTGCTTCGTGCTGCTACTGGCGGCGAGATGGAAGACTTGCAAGCGTTGCTCGACGAGGTGGTGACACTGCGTAAGAAGCCCGATGCGATTGCGCTTCCTGCTATCGAGGCGTCGGGTGAGATACCGTTCGGTGCTCCCGTACGTAAGAACGCTCACGAGGTGTTCGGCATTCAACACCCGCTGCTTAACTTCGAGATCAACACGTACGAATGGAGTGGCGTAAATCCCTTGGTGCCAACCAAAGACGAGGATTACATATTCAACGTGGACAATCTGCACGATGTGTTGTGGGCATTGGAGAACGGCGAGAACAGTTGGCTGACAGGTCAAACTGGTACAGGCAAGTCCACCCTCATTGCTCAAGTGTGTGCGTTCACTGGCTACATGATGATCCGCGCCAACATGGACAGCGCGATTGAACGTCCAGACTTTGTGGGTTCGATGGCGGTTATGACTGACGCGGATGGCAATACCGTGACCCAGTTCAAGGATGGCATCTTGCCCAAGGCGATGCAACAACCATGCGTGTTGCTGCTCGACGAGATAGATGCAGTACGTGCTGACATTGCATACGTGTTGCAGCCAGTGCTCGAAGGTCAGCCCTTGCGCATGTTGGAAGATGGCGGTCGCGTGGTTCACCCGCACATGGACTTCCACATTGTTGCGACAGCCAACACGACAGGATCTGGTGACAGCTCTGGCATGTACGCAAGTGCGGTCAAGGTTCAGTCTCGTGCGCTTATCAATCGGTTCAGCACATTCGTAGATGTGAAGTACCTCAACATTGCCGACGAGATGAAGCTGGTTCGTGTTGCTGCTCCATCTCTGAGCGATGATGCGGCGGCGATGATCGAAGAGTTTGTCGGAGTGTACCGCATGGGCTTTCTCGACGGTACGATTGCTACCCCCATATCACCCCGCAACACCAAGGTTATCGGCAAGTACGTAGCCAACTTGGAGGGACGTATCGGATGCAACGATGCGGTACGCCGCGCCTTGCAAATGAACGTGATGCTTACGGTCGATGAGGGCGATGCAATCGCGGTCACTGGCATCATGGATCGCATAACTACTCAATCTTAATCAACTCTCAACTCTCATAGGAGACACAAATGTTTTCACAAAATTCAGTCAGCGCCCTTGCTACCGAGCTGGACAAGCTATCACGGATCATGGGCAACAAAGATGTACGTACCACGTTTCAAGGTACAGGTGCATTCACCAACGGCACGACGATCAACGTGCCAGCAATGGACATGACAGCGGAGCTTGATCCAACCCATCAGGCAATCATGCGTGGGTATCACATACATGAGGTCAGCCATGTCACCGACACCGACTTTGGTGTGTTCAAGAAGCGCGGCATCAAGAAGATCAAGGACATCTGGAACTGCGCAGAGGATGTGTTCATCGAGCGTAAGGCCATGGAAAAGTACGCGGGTGCTCGCAAAAACTTGCAGCAAACGATCAACCATGTACTCGGCAACGAGAATGAGTTTCGTCGTGCCAACCCCGATGATCCGCAGTGCAACAGAGAACGCTGGTGGAAGGAGATACCTTACGCTGCATTGCAGCAAGCACGCAAGGACATGGGGTACGAAAGCGAAGAGCTTGACGAGTACGTAAAGGGCTTACCGAAAGAACTGGCTCGCGAGGCTCGTAAGTTTGCCAAGCGTATGATCGCCTCAGAAAGTAGTGACGATGCGCTCAAGGTCGCTCGCTCAATGAAGCGCCGCATGGATAAGCTCGGGACACCCGAACAGGAAGAGGAGCAAGAGCAAGAGACCCAGCCGCAGAAGGGACAAGGTGACGACACGGAGGACGGAGAAGGTCAAGCCAACGGCGAGAACGACGGCGACGACGGCGACGAAGAGGGTGGTACGAAAGGCGACGGCGGCGACGACGACGGAGGCAACGACGAAGGTGAAGGCGAAGACGACGGCTTCGATATTGGAGCTGCCCAGCAACGAGCCGACGATGCAATGAGTGATGTGTTTGGTAAGTACAATAGCGGCAACAGCCGCGTGTGTGAGAACCTATCGCTTGTCTTTGATACCCATGACGAACTGTGGAGGTACTACCACAAAATCATCAACGCAGAATACAACACCAAAGGTAGCCGCAGGCTGATCAACGACAACTATCTTACGCCATCCGGTAGGATGCGGATGGATGTTGACAAGGATCTGACCACCCAATGCCGAGAGAGTATGGCCGATGATGTACGTCAGTACAGTGCTCGCCTTGCTAGATTGCTACTGGCTCAAGAGGATCGTCGCAACGAGGGTGGATACTCAAGCGGTCGTATTGATCGTCGGCGGTTGAGCCAGCTTGTCGCTGGTAATGACAACGTGTTCACGAGACCCAGCATTACGAAGACAAGCGAGACGCGACTGATGATCGCTGTCGATGGGTCGAGCAGCATGAGCGAGGTGCTGACTATACAAGCGGTGCTTGCGCTCAACTCATGCCTTGGACGTGCTGGTATCAAGTACGACATTGTTGAATGGAGTGGGCTAGACCTTCGCAACGAGGCCGACACATTCCAAGAGCAGACAAGCATTGTGTACCACAAGAAAGCGAGTGAGAGCTGGCGGAAAATCAACGAGGTGTTTCAGTTTCTGCCAGTCGGCGGCGGTACACCTACGTACGCCAGCATCACAAGCGTTTCACGCATCATGTCTGGATGGACAGAGCCGCGTAGGGTCTGCCTATTCCTGACGGATGGTGAGCCAGATGCAGGACGTAGAGGCGAAGTTGACATGGTCGCCAAGCATACGAAGGCCATGCGTGACGGCGGCATTGAGGTCTACGGCATAGGCATCAGTGCAAACGAAAAGATAATGAGAAATATGTTTGGAGAGCATGTCGTCATGACTGACTTCTCACGACTGGGCAACACACTGCTCGGTGGCATCGAGCGTCTTCTCATTTCCGAAGGTCACGCTCATGCGGCGTGATCTTAAACTACCCACCAAGTTTGATCCGAAGGTCAAGCCACGCATCAAGCGTGACTGGTACAGGCTCGCTGACGAATGGCGTCCTTATACCTGGTGGTGGCATGTGGCGTACGTCATCCGATCAAAGCGCGTACGCCACGCCGATGAAGAAAAGATCAAGCGCGTGATGTGCTTGGTCGATAGCAAACTACCCCATCTAAAGGAGGATTACATCCGTGCCCGTACTAACACAAGCAGTGCTTTGCCTAGCTATGAACGTATATTTCGAGGCGAGGTCAGAGGATATGTTGGGACAACTCGCCGTGGCTGAAGTCACAATCAACAGAGTAAAGAGCGAGAGGTATCCCGACAACGTATGCGATGTCGTGTGGCAGCGCAGACAGTTTTCGTGGACGCACGACGGAAAGAGCGACACCCCAAAAGACGAACAGGCTTGGGGTCGAGCGAAGCACATAGCCGAATACGCAATGCGCGATACGGACATGTTCGTAGTGGGTGGCGGCGTCACTCACTACCACGCCGACTACGTGAAGCCATACTGGACGACAAGCTATGTCCGCGTACGGCAAGTTGGAACCCACATATTTTACAAACGAGGATAACATGAGCAGCAAGCTACAGAATATTGCTAAAGCAATTCAAAACAATTCTTTCCAAGCGTACGGCTGGGTGCCGTACGGACCAATCGTAACCCACTGGATCGAAGATGTGACAAGTATCATTTGGTACAGGGAAGACGACATCCAGGTACAGGTGTTTGCCGTGCCGCCCGACTACATCATTCCCGAACACACACACCCGAACGTGGACAGCTACGAGTTGCTTGTGGGTGGCGACATCAAGTTCAGTAAGGATGGGAAGTGGGTCACTGACAATGACATCATTGAAGCCAAGGCCGTACCGCCACCCCAAGTTCATCCCTATCGTGGATCGCTAGTCCGAGTGCATCCCGATACGCCACATGGCGGTGCGTTTGGACCGCGAGGCGGTGTGTTTATGAGCATCCAGCAATGGCTCAATGGAACAGAACCCCACTGCGTAAGCGCTGATTACGAAGGGGTCGTGATGGGAGACAGGCATCTCGACGGCGTTGTGAGTGGCAATGCCAAGAGTAAGGGAAGCCAGAAGAAATTAACGTGGCGAGACGCAGCATCAAAAGAAACATCAGCACCAACATTCGAAGGATAACAGGCATGTATATTAAGAACCCAGTAGAGGTCGTGAACGCGTTGAAGCGTATGAATACGAAGGTCGAGAACTTGAGGCTTGAGTTCAAGGCCATGGGACACCCGCGCAAGTACGACATGGACGAGCTGTTGGGCTTGGTCGATCTGGTCAACAAGAACCTGAGAGGTAATGATCGCAATGGTTAAGAGCAGCTATACGTACGAAGAAATCTACGCCAAGAATTTGATGGCGTTCGAAAAGATGCAGGCCAAGAAAGGTCTGCGTCCACCCCTTCCCTGCATGATGCGAAAGGCAGCGCTGGATCAGACATCCGCCGAGAAGAAGGAGGCGAGAGATGATCTTCGTAAGGTTACGTACGAGCTTGTACTCAATGCAATCGAGGTGGGCGAGGTCGTCGCTACACCCGTGATTGCTGACCGATTGGGGACGACGCCGCAGAAGGTAGCAAATTATGTCAACGCGATGTGCGACGAGGGCTACTTGAACAAGCTCAACATGACGCACGGTAAGCGAATGTTTGTCTACATGAAGACAGGCAAGGCAATGAAAGGGTGATCGTGCAGGACGCGGTTAGCGTTCGAAACTGTGGCGCAATTTGGTAGCGCTGAAACCAATAAACAACCGCCGCCTGTTGGGACATGAGCGTGGTTAGAATAAGCGTCCTGCCCAGATATTGTATCCGAGCGGGACGCGATGCACAACATATGGAAATTAAAAAATGGAAAAAGATAACGCTTGGCCCACGACATTGGTGGGCTGGATGCTGGCAATGTTCAGCACGGACATCGTTTGGAAACCAAAAGACAAGGACGAGGAGCCGCCGTTTTGAGCAAGCAACCTGAGATTAAATACGTACGAAAGAGATTGTACGTCACAGACACGAAGACGCCCGCGCTGTCGATTGACGATGATGGTTACGTGCGGTGTGGAGTTACGCAAGAGATGCGCGACAACGACATGCTTGTGCTGGCCCTGACGTTGGCACTGAGGAATGAGGACTGGAAAAAGAAAATGATCGAGCGCGTACGAACTGAGTTGGTAGGCGCGACTACTCCGACGAGTAGGATTTATCGGGTAATGGAATTGATAAAGGGCGGTGACTAACCGCCCTTTTCTTTTAGTTATTATGTGTGCAGGGGGGCACCCGAGAAGGCCCAGCGTCCTACTAAACGAGAGTTGGGTTCACCTGTTCCATTCGACGTGCATAAACGAGCGACGTGTTGGACTGACCAAGCGGGTTGTGGGTGGTATAGCTGGCCTCCACCAGTTTACCCGCACGAGCTAACGTCATGCAACGACTTTGGACTTTGGTGTAGCAACCTTTCTGTGCCTTGTTCATATCCTTCAAAGCTATTTGATTGACGTTGAGGACAGACCAAAGGACATCAACGAATGACATCGCGTCCACGTCTAGTATGCCGATGATCATGTCGTCGAGTTCAGAGTTGTCCATGTCTAGTAAAATACTAAACATTTGTTCTCTTATATCATGCAAGCTGGGTGTGGCAGTCACAGTTTCCACAACTGATCTCGGGGTCTGAGTTGTGACAACCTTCGTGGTCTGTGGATCTTCGTCTACTACGATACCGTCTTCGTCGTAGTAGTCTTCGTCCTCACCTACGATGTAAGTTTCCTCATGGTTTACGTCCAGATATATGGCGATGTACTTTGCGACGTAAGATCGCTCTGGATAGTTATCCTTCATCTGTGCGTAGTATCTGTCTCCGATGGCCACGTTGGTTGCCTGTGCCATGTTGACTGATATGTAACACGTATCTCCATCACTGGTCTGGGCGTAGGCTGATCCACTGATGGTTAAGTTTGTAATCTCAAGGACTGAAGTTGTGTGATTTGTCATTTTTAGTACCGTATCTTTGGCGCATCGTTAACGATGCAGGTGATTATTAAGCCAAGAGTTGTCACGTCTTGGGCCGCTCAATAAGCACCGAAAGTTATGGTAGTTGGTATGGAAATACCTTAGCAGGGGAGCGCCTTCGTCCACTCGGCCACGTCTCCGTGGATCGGAATAGTCGGTACGCTTCTGATCTGCAATAGGTAAACACATAAATCTTTTCATAACTTTCGGTCTTCTGTTTAGTTGTGTGGCTGACCCAATTACAGGGACATCACGGCTGCTTTATGATCCTCATAGGTGGTGTTCATGTAACGCATCACCATCTTTAGATCTGAATGCCCCAGTAAATCTGCGATTACTTTGGGCGGTATTCCGTTACGCGCAAGACGCGTAGCGAATGTGTGTCTTAGGGTGTAAGGTGACTTTCTTATTTCTAGCCTGTCAGTAACCTTACGCCAGTGATACCCAATCTGTTTGTTAGTTTCGAACGGTCGCCCGTCGATCATGAATGGGTATGCCGCAGGGGGTGGATCACTGCGCGGGATTGTTAAGAGTGCCTTGTCGTTGAGGGGCACCCGACGCTCCCTGAGTTCTCCGTCTGCACCTTTGTACGAGCCGAGGACTACAGTGTTGTTGCTGAAGTCTACGTTGTCATAGGTCAGACGCATCGCCTCAATAGGACGAGCACCAGTGTGGAGTAGGAAGTTGCAAAGGCGTCGGATGTCTGGATGCAAGTCAGGAAAGATTGTGTCGATCTCTTCTTGCGATAGCGTATCCGTTTTGTGTTTGCCTTCACGCGGCTTCTTTAACTTTACTGGTTCACGTAACCCGAGGGATGCAGCGAAGTTGAGTACGCCTTGGAGTTGGTTAAGGTCTCTGCGAATTGTTGAGTTCGCATTGCCACGATTGACATGCTTCTCCTCTACATATTCTTCCACGTCGTTGAGGTCGATCTTGTTGATCTGAAACTCTCCGAAGTGATTGACGAGACGCATGACGTACTCCTTGGTTGATTTGCTGCTCCCAGTATGGGGCGATTTGAGATAGCGGCGAGCGACAGATTTAAATCTGTTCTGTGCTCCGTGGATTGATTTCTGTCCGAGCTTTATAGTTCCTGCTAAAACCTTGGCTTCGTACTCAGCGCATAGTTCTTTTGCATGTACGTAGTCATTGGTTCCTAGAGAATGTCGAACGCGGAAACCTTGGAACGAGCCAACCGCTTGATACATTTTTCCACCGCTGCGCTTCTTAACTTTGAAGAGCGGCAAAGTTTAGTCCTCCTTTCGATACAAGTTTTCATATGGGTCGGGCTTGGAACCGTCGTAAGCTCTAGCCCAGTCGATTGGTAAGCCGCCCGAAGATCGTTGGTACTCAGTCGGGTCAACGCGGTCGAGTATGTCGTGCATTACTAAGGCAGCTTGGCCTCTAGTTTTGGTGCCGACCTTCTTACATACGGCCCGAACGTGCAGCTTAACAGTGTTCTCTGCTATATTAAGAACGTCGCCTATGGCTTTGTTTGACCAGCCTTCTATTAAGAATTGGGCAGTAACATGCTGCTTCGCTGTCATGGTACGAAGTAGAGACAGCTCGGCGGGTGCAACTGGGCTGGCAGTGTCCTTGATAGCTGGTGCGCTATTTGTACTTTGCAGCAGGAGATTGGTGATAATGTCGAGCTTCGCCTCAAGTCGAGCAAGTTCGAACCGAAAGTTTTGTGTGTTGTTTGACATTGTTTCATACTGATCCATGATTGATTTAAAAGGCCCAGGGGTTTCTGGACTGTCTCCTATGTAGTGGTTATGATACATCTTTGTCAACACCTTTCGATCTGTTTAGGCACACTTCTCCTTCAAGCTACTGTTACTGCTACGTTATTATTTTTATTAAGTAGGCTATAAGATATGCACTACAAATGTATCGGTGAAAACACCAAGTGATTTGGCGCTAAATTCCAAGCGCCTTGATCGCTATGTGCGTGTCACTAAAGTCTATACGATTTGATACATCTCGCACTCTTTCGGCGTATGATCCCCACACCTCTAGCAAGAAAGGGGTCGCAGAAAGATACCGATAGTTTGGTATAGACCTGTCGCTGGCAACCCAACCTTCGGCCTCGCAGTCGTTTGCAATCGTCTCGGCAGAGTTGCGACTGATGCCAAGTAACTTTGCGGTGTCTGTTATAGTTGTTAACTCCTCGTGAAGAGTATTTCGTATGACCAGTACACCGAAACAACGTCGCGCATGAGACGATAAGAAGTAAGCCCGAGCACGCATTTGCTTCTTAGGTAAGTCTATTTTTGGTTCTAATATTTGAAGCTCGTACTCCAGTTGAGACAGTTGCGCACTGTATTTTTTAATAAGTTTATCCATACTTCATAAATGCAAGCGAACATTTAGGGATCAATACATTATTTGCACACCTTTTGGTGCGTC